TTACTCAAAGAGTGGCAGCATCATGGAGATACTGTAGATTATATCGTTGAGCATAAATATCACCCTGACTTTATTAAGGAGATTGATGGTAAAACAATTTTACTGGAATCCAAAGGGAGGTTTTGGGACTATCAAGAATATAATAAATATGTCTGGATAAAAAAGATATTACCCGAAAGCATGGAGCTAGTCTTTTTATTCGCTAACCCCAATGCAGCGATGCCACAAGCAAAGCGTCGCAAAGACGGGACCAAAAGATCTCATGGGGAGTGGGCCTGGGGCAATAAATTTAGATGGTTCTCCGAGGAGAGCCTACCGAGTAGTTGGATAGATGAGACTTATCGCAAAAGTGAAGAACACTTAAGGAGAAAATATGATTAGTATTAATGATACAACCCCAGAGGAATGGGATGATGCTGCCAGAAAATTTAATAAGCTTCAAACTGATGGCCTGGAAGAATATAATAATGTGAACCATCCACCCCACTACAATCAGGGGCAGACTGAATGTATAGATGCCATTGAAGCTATGTTATCTATTGAAGAATACATAGGTTATCTTCGAGGCAACTCAATGAAATATCGCTGGCGCTTTCGATATAAGAATGGACTTGAAGATCTTAATAAGGCGCAATGGTACGAGAAAAGACTTACGCAGTTTATGGAGAAACACAATGTCTTGGGATCGAAAAGCTGATAGGAGGGACCAGTACATGAAGCGGAAAAAATCCAAAAGTAATTCTAAAAGTAAGCGGCACCATAAGCGCCAAAAAGAAGAATTGAAATATGAAGGAGACTTAAAAGAAGATGATTAAGGAGGGCATTCAGGAATACTTAGGTATAAGAATAGATTATTCTGACGATAAAAAGCTCAGTAAATTTAGTTTAGAAACTTTAAAAGATAGATATTTTTGGGGGAATGAGACACATGCTCAAGAAGCTTTCGCGAGGGCTAGTGCTTTTGGTGCTACTTATAAAGGAATTACTGATTACGATCTTGCACAGCGACTTTACGATTACGCAAATAATAACTGGTTCATGTTTAGCACTCCTATACTTAGTAACGGGGGAACCACTCGTGGCCTACCTATTAGCTGCTTCCTTAATTTTGTTCCTGATTCCAGGCGTGGGCTATCTGATCACTATGATGAGAACATTTGGTTGGCAAGCGCAGGTGGTGGCATCGGTGGATATTGGGGTGCTGTGCGGAGTAATGGTGTGGCTACTTCTAATTATAGCCGTTCTACTGGATCTATCCCATTCATGCATGTCGTAGACTCTCAGATGCTCGCCTTCAATCAAGGGGTCACTCGTAGAGGAAGCTATGCAGCATATATGGATATATCTCATCCAGAGATTGAAGAGTTTATAGGGATGCGGAAGTCAACAGGAGGAGATCTAAATCGTAAATGTTTAAACCTTCACAATGCTGTTAATATAACTAATGAATTTTTGGAGGCCGTGCAGGAAAATGGGGATTGGAGACTGATAGATCCTAAAACTAATGAGGCTTCAAAGACAGTCAGTGCAAGGGAACTTTGGTGGCACCTAATACATACTCGTGCAGAAACTGGTGAACCTTATATTATCAATATTGATAAGTGTAATGAGGCAATGCCAGAGGAGCAGAAAAGATTAGGGTTACGAATTAATCAAAGCAATCTTTGTTCAGAGATTACTTTGCCTACAAGCGAAGAAAGAACAGCGGTCTGCTGCCTCTCTAGTGTAAATTTAGAATACTTTGATGCTTGGTCTAAGGATGATCTTTTCATTAAAGATTTAATAACTATGCTTGATAATGTCTTAGAACATTTCATTGAGGATATTGTTGATACAGATAATTTAAAGGAGTACAGTGCGAATTTTAAAAGGTTTAAAAGTTATGTCAAAGAAGATAAAGAGGGCCTTCTCAAAGCCGCTTATTCAGCGTATAGAGAACGCTCAATTGGTCTTGGAGCAATGGGGTATCATAGCTACTTACAGAGTCATGGTATATGTTTTGAAGGAGTACTCGCCGCAAGCTTTAATCACAGAGCTTTCTCAACGATCAGCAACAAGGCAAGGGAAGCTACTTTGGCATTGGGCGAGAATAGGGGTGAGGCCCCCGATATGGCTGGGAGTTCTAGGCGTAACGCTAATCTACTGGCTGTTGCTCCTAATGCTTCTTCTTCCATTATATGTGGTGGAACGAGTCCTTCTATTGAGCCAACGAGGGCTAACGTATTCACGCACAAAACATTAAGCGGATCTTATAAGGTGAAGAATAAATTCTTAGAGAAGCTATTGAAATCTAAGAAAATGAATACAAAAGAAGTCTGGCAGGACATTGCAGCACACGAGGGATCGGTGCAACACTTAGAATATTTAACAGAAGAAGAGAAGGAGTTGTTTAAGACAGCCCCAGAAATAAATCAAATATGGATAATAGAACATGCATATAATAGACAGCAGTATATATGTCAAAGTCAGAGCGTGAATCTTTTCTTTGTTCCTCCAAAAGCAGCAGAGTCTCAGGATGTACACAATGAGTATCTCCAATATGTACACGATGTTCATTGGGCAGGCGCTAATAAATTAAAATCTATGTATTATTTACGCTCGGCAGCAGCAAGAGGGGTAGAAAATGTTAACATACGGATACCAAGAATTAATCTGGAGGATATGGAGTGTTTGAGTTGTGAAGGGTAATTTTAAAAGACTAAGAGAACTTGTGAGGGGCCATAAACTTGAACAGGAGGACGAAAGAATTGAATTAAGAATGTACAAAGTTCGTTGGATATGGTATCATACTATATTAGCAGCAGAACTATTTGCAGTATTTTTAGTTCTATTAGGAATTTATATAAAGTTATAACAGGTGGCTACAATGAAAACTAATATTCGCAAATGGGGAAACTCTGCAGGAACCATTATCCCAGTGCCTATGCTTGATGCAGCCGGGATTGCACTGGGAGACAAAGTCAATATTGAGGCTAGGGCAGGGACGTTGGTAATAACATTGGTCGATGAGCCAATGACATTAGAGGATCTTTTAGCTGACAGTCCAAAAAAGAGCTTTAGTAGGATACTTGAAGAAGATCAGGATTAGATAGATGCCAAGCCAAGTGGTTTTTCTATCTAACATCATGTTTCATATTCCGCTATGTCAGCGGATATTTCAACATGATTCTTTAGTGTTTCATATAATTGACATTATTATATTTATGTATATTGTATGAAGCATTTGGAAAAGCAGGCCGAAGATATGGAGAAAGACAATGCCGAAGAATCTTAGAAAAGCAATAAATGAAATGTGTACAGATTGTACATACGATGAATTAGATAAAGGAACTTGGGGGCAGCAGGTTGCCGCATGTACTATTAAGATATGCCCCTTGCATTCGGTCAGACCTGTTGGTTCTAAAAATAAAACAACTTATTTAACTTTGGAATTATTAGACCATTGGAACATAAAAGTAGAAGACTTGGATGATAGGGCCAGGAGTATCTTGAAAGAGGACGTTGAAGGCTGAGAAGGGAACAAATCTGTCCCTTCTTGAAGAAAAAATTATAAAGAGGTACTCTGGGTAGGGGGTACAAATTAAAGGCACAAATTATGAGCTTATTGAGCACTAGAAGTTATTACAAACCATTTGATCACCCTTGGATGTTCGATTATTATCTTGAACAAAACAAGATGCACTGGCTCCCTGAAGAGGTTCCACTGCACAATGATGTTAAGGATTGGTCAGAAGATCTAACAGAGGCCGAAAGAAATTTACTGACACAAATATTCAGACTCTTTACACAATCAGATGTAGATGTTGGTGCAGGCTATATAGATAAATACATGCGTATATTTAAGAAACCTGAAGCACGTATGATGATGGGTTCATTTGCGAACATGGAGAGTATTCATCAACATGCTTATAGTCTTCTGCTAGATACGGTAGGTATGCCAGAATCTGAATATAAATCCTTTTCAGAATACGAAGAGATGCTAAAGAAACATGAATATATAAATAATTTTAAAGTTACTATTTCTAATAAGCAGTCTATTGCTAAAGCTTTAGCAGTCTACTCGGCCTTTACAGAGGGCCTACAGCTATTTAGTAGCTTTGTTATTCTTTTAAACTTCCCAAGATTCGGGCGTATGAAGGGCATGGGGCAGATTATTACTTACAGTATACGAGATGAGTCCCTGCACGTTGAAGCGATGACACAGCTCTTTAGAGAATTTATGCACGAGAATATAGACTTGTGGGATGACAGCCTTAAAAAAGAAATTTATCAAACTTGTCGGGAGATGGTACACCTAGAAGATAAATTCCTTGATCTTGTCTTTGAGATGGGAGACATTCAAGGACTAACAAAAAAAGAAATGTATGAGTATATAAGATACATAGCCGATAGACGTTTACTCCAGCTCGGCTTAAAGCCAAACTATGGCGTAAAACACAACCCCCTTTCTTGGTTAGATGATGTATTAGGAGTTGAACATCAAAACTTTTTTGAAGGTCGATCAACCGCTTACATGAAGGCCGGATTGAGAGGGAATCAAGAAGGAATAAAATTTGCGGAGATAGCATGAAAGAAGGAAATATATTATCGTTTAGAATACTGATAGATAAAAGTGGTAATCTCGTTACAGAACTTAGTGGCTTACCAGAGAGGGAGGCACACAAAGTTTTCAAGGGTGATGATTTAATTTTAATAAGGAAGGTAATCAGAGAGGGATTACTTAAACTAGATAAGGTGCACCTCTATTTAGAAAACGAACTAGACGCACTAAGATGATTACTAAGAAAGACAAATATATAATTATGAAAATAATACTAGTGACACTAGGCACATTTTTATTACTTTATAGCGTAGAGACTATATAATGGCTAAGAGAAGATATAACTACATAATTTAATTCTTCTTCTTCTTCTTATTCATTACACCTATAACGGACCTGACCCCAAAAGATGCTGCTACAATAACAGATAAAGTATATTGATAAAAATCAGGCATCGTTTCAAGAACTACAAAGCCATCCCTGACATACGGAACCATAGAGGGGATGAAGCACATAACCAGTGGTACACTAAAGAGCAGTGTTAACCACTCATCCTTCCAACTTTGACCGCTATTACGCGCCATTGCAGCTTCCCAATCAGCAGCACTCTCAGCTTGCTTAATAATAACTGTAGCCTCCGCTTTAGCCTTAGCTTTAGTCTTAGCTACTCTCCCCTCTAGCCATGTCCCTGCCAGCCTTGTGACAGCATCAATTATTGGGATCATCATCAAGCCCCCTCAATAATTCTATATGCCCCTCTATGAGCATTTCCTGCTGCTCCTCAAACATACGCCTAAAATTATCTAATGTTATAAAGGGGACACCGTGTGCGCCTTGGTGCTTTGCATAAATCCGATAAACCCTATTAAGCTGTAGTTCAGTATATAGAACCATTAGATACGCCCTACCACTGGGCCTCTCGATTGTCTGGATCAACCTCTTGTGAGTGCCAAGCCCTCTGCGTCAATGCTTTAAAAAGACCAGAAAACCTATCTGTCGCCCTAAAGTAGGCTTCCATTATTTTCTTACTTTTCATGTGTTTTACTTTACTCCTTAATAGAGACATTCCAAAGTAGTGCTTCAACAGCGGGAGATCATACAAAATAAGACTGCGACCACATAAGCAATCACTGCTATTGAGATACCTAGAAGCACTAGAAAGGACGTCCAGGTGTAATCACTCTCTTTCTTTATTTTCGTAATGAAACTTAATAACCACTTCATCGTTCTCACGATCCCCCTTAAGCAGCCGTCAAGCACAGCATAACCCACCAAAAAAAGAAGCGGGAGGAAGCTACACTGTACGAATCTTTTCATTTTTAATTAAGTCAATAATCATGCGAGTCATCTCCAATTCTTTTTCGACGATCTCAGACTTTAGTTTCAACTTCACTAATTCATTATTATAGTATTCTAACTCCTCTTCCTTGCGCTGCTTCTGGTCTAGTAATTCTGTAATTAATATTATGTGTCCTTTCTCTGCCATGACTTCCTTATTACTATATCTATTACTTCCTGCATAATGGAGATATTAAAATCAATTTCATCTCTAAGCTTTTTAAGATTATTAAGCTCTCCATTAAGTAGGATTAATTCTGTTTGTTTCGTATCCTTTTCAGCCTTATAAGATTTTAGATCTACGATGTTCATTAGTAACTCCACACCCCAGGTCTTGGGCGGCCTTCCGAGTTCGATGCCTTATCTAAATGCAAAAATCTTGTTGCGTGGGAGCCTCTTTGAGAAACCCCTATACCAGAGAAACCTGCTCGTAGGGCTGCGTCTAAGAGCCTGTGAGCGTTGCTTCCAGACACTTGTATATCGATAGCCTTCCCTGTTGTGTGTGCTCCAGGGGCCTCTTTAGGGGCTTCTATAGGGTGGTCTTTGCACCTGTACGCAGAGTTAACTTTAAAGGCAAATCCTAAAGCATGACGCAAGTCTTCTACCTTATCCATGAAGTCTTTGTCCATACCTTTAGAGCCACAGTGCTGGCACTTGAGTTCATCTTCTGTAAAATATTTATAAGACATCATACTCCCCTGGGTACTACCGTCTGAGCTACAGAAGATTTGCTTTATCTTTAAGTTTTTTAATAATATTAGAAGGTAGTCTTCCTAAATTTATAGTCATCTTTCTGGTATTTTCAGGGCTTACCGCAAATAGACCAGATAAAAACCCTTCTTGCCCGGTGTCGCCTCTAGGTTCAAACATATTATGAACCTGCATATACCTTGAGGTAGCATGTTTCTCGCCTATATCGGGGAAATCGTATACATCATTAAGTTTTATATTATAATTCTCATCAATTTCTACTCCGCCCCTGCCTGTCTCTCCTGTTATAAGGCTAGTAGACATGCTTGGGTCCGTAAAAAAACTTATAAAGTCGGAAACCCCCTTGTCCAAAACATCTCCCCGCCTCTGAGTACCTTGCAGCCTGTCGTCCATCGTGTCTGCTCCTTGATCAAGCATCTTTATAACATTTTTTCTTAGCGCCCCAACAACATCTCTGGACAAATCATTCTCCGTGATAGGGGCCGCTAGTTCTTTAGTTAGAGGATGTTTAGAACCTAGTGTCTTTTCTGACACAGATAATTTAGCTTGGTCTAAAAGTAATAATAATGGGTCTACGTTAAACCCTAGCTGATTAAGAACAGACCATTGTCCTAAAGGCGTTTTTTCTTTTTCTTGAGGCTTTGAAAGAAGACTAGGTTTTCCATCTGCTTTATCTTCTGGACGGCTTTTTCCCTTTGCGAAATCATAGGGATCATCTGATATTCTAAATTCTCCATCTGGTAAAGCTTCAAACTCAAAAACTCCTAGAGTCGTGAACATCTCAAAAACAGGATCTCGAAAAGATGCTATGGCTAGATCTATCAAAGAACGATCTTCTCTCTTTCCTTTATAAAAATTAGCGGGGCGCTCTCCATTCTTCATCTTCGGGTAGTCAGCATATATAGTATGATTTCTACCAGCCTTTGTAGCATTTTGCATTGCGGCCCTTAAAACATCTTGTTGAGGGCCTCCAAATTTTGCAATATCTATATCTGCTCCCTGAATATCTTCTCTACCTGTTAAGGCACCAAGAACATTCCCTGCTATAAACTTTCCAAAGGCTGATATATTTTCTGGAATATATGAAGTGTCATCTTCTTCGTCCACTGAAACTGGTGGCTGTGTTGGGCCAAGAGGATTCTCAACTGACTTAGATGCTGCTTTGCCGGGAGATAAAGGAGAACTTTCTTTTGACCCTAAGAAAGACCTTACGGCCTCGTTAATTCGTCCAATAATACCTTGATCTTTATCACGAGATGCTGCCTCGACTTCAGGTGGCGCAAAACCATGACGTTTTTCCCACGATGTTTCCTCTTCTTTTTTATCAGCTTCAGGCTGTTTTGGCCCCTGTAGCGGCTCCCTACGTTGCGGAGTATCTGACTCTTCTTGAAGCTGCATAGAACGCTCTACCGCCTGAACTTTTTCTTCTTCCTGCTTTTGTCTAGAAGGTAGTGTAAGTTTTTTACCAGCGTATATCTTATTAGCGTCTTCAATACCATTAGCCTCCGCTAACTCAGCCATATCTAAACCAAGGTTATCGGCTATCTCAGACAGGGTATCGCCTTGTTGTATTGTATACTCTGTTACAGCTCTGTTAGTTCCTTGATCGTTCGCATCTGAACCCCACGCTGCGGCTCGTCCCGAAGGAATTTGAGTAGGCCCAGAACCACTTTCAAGCCCTTTAGTAGGAGCCTCCGCTGTAGGTAATCTTAATCTCTTTAGTTGCTCATCAATAGGAGAATATCCTTCTTCTATCTCAATAGCCTCATCAGCCTGTTTTTCAAGAGGAGCATCATATAGTATCTCAGGGACTTCTTCGATAACCTCATCAGAAACAAGATCAATCTGTTTACGATTCATAGCTATAACTTCATCTGTATTTTCATTTAGGATTTCATCTGGAGACATATGCCTTTGGCTTCGTGCGCCCCTAGACATAAATTCAGCCACCCCCAAAGGAACCAAACTACCTATAGCATATTCTTCTCTGTTCTCTACAGCCTTAGAAGAACCCCCTACAAAACCTAACCGTCTAAGAGGATCATCTAAAGAGCCTCCTCCAACGAAGCCTAGACGCTTCAGTGGGTCTTCTTCGTCTATAAAGGCTCCACCAGCCTGTTCGTTATATGGTCGCCCCGTCATCTTGTCGATGCGCTCATCAGGCTCTTTAGGTACTCGTGGGACATCTTCAACTACACCACCCTTACTATAGTATCGGCCCCCTATTTCTATCGGACCTCTTCGTTTTTTAGGTGGTCTATTTTCAATAGGACGCCCAATAAAACTTAAAAAATCTAACACCTCATCGCCTAGAGGCAGAGGCTTTAAAGCTCGTTTAGTAGCACCCTCTATGTCTCCTTCTCTTAGATTACGCCATACATCTCCCTCCTGAGAAGACCCGATAAGGGGAGAGTAACTATCAAACATTTCAGTAGACCACGCTACTACGGGCCACATTGCCTCAATCGGGTGGCGACCACCGGGACTAGAGGCAAGCCTTGCAATTTTGTCTATAAATACATGGTTAAAGTTACCGCTGTGTTGAACAGCCGTCCCAATGTTTTCTAGAGTTGAATAGACTTCTTGGTATGTGTCCTCATCTCTTTCATCTAGCCATTCTCCCGTAGGATCATTTAAAAATGATTTAAATGTAACAATACCATCAAACAGAGCCAGTGAACCTAACGTCCTAGCAAATAGCGCATGATCCCCATCTTCCATCCGACTAACAATCGCATTTGTTTGCGTTGTTTTAGCTTGCGCCCAGGAAAGAAATTGAAATAAGGATTTCATATAGGGATTATTAGATTGCGACCATCCTCTACGATTACTCAACATTGGCAAAATAGCATCTCTATTAGCCGCTCTTGCACCCGCAATATTTAAAATTTCTAAAGCTTCCGAGTCCTTTAAGGCTTCACCTAGATCATCAAATTTATTCAGTATCTTTATCTTATCATCAGATAGGTTAGCAGCATTTGCCGAGTTCTGTAAAGATGTTGTTCTTTTCTTTGTGATTTTTTGTGCGATTTCAAAAGCCCTTTCAATACCAGTATTATAAGCGTACCGCCTTGTAAACATAGTAAATGGTATAAGACCATTATACTTAAAGAAGACCTGATTTGTAGCTAGGGTTCCTCTCTGAATTTTAGAATTAGGCAGGTTCGCTTGTAATTGGTATTGAAGCAGCTCGTTGTTCGCCACATCCCTACCAGAAAAACCTGTTGCTTGACCAATATCAGTTTGCTTATCTAATGCTCTGGCAAAACCCTTCATGGAGTTCCAAGCACCACTATTTATAAAGGGTTGAGCCAATTCACCAAGACTACTAATCATTACTTTAGGAAGGTAAGCTAAATTAGCACCTGTCACAGCAATAGACATTACGGCATTAGACATTTGATGGTTAGCAGCATTACCAGACTTATGCACTTTACCAAAATAAATTTCGACCATCTCATCTACAACCGCAAGATTGCGCTCTCGTATGCTTACTAAACCAAGGCGCTTCTTTTCGGTAGTAGCTTCCTCAATTACCTTTTTAAAATCGTTTCTAATCCCATTCTTGAAGGCCACTATCCCCTCTCCTTTGGAACCAAAACGCCTAGCAAATTCTAAAATAGGAACTGTTTGACCAATATACTCTTTCATAACATGATCAATATCGGTTTTCAAAAAATCATTTTCTGCTAGAAGTTTACGAGCCTCAAAAGATTTAAAGAAACGCTCCTGTTCAAAGTGAGAAGCTAAAGGACGTATCCTCTTTCTACCCTGGGTGCCTTCACTAAAGGCCGAGCGACGTGCATTATTAGATGTACCATAAGTAACCATAGTATCAAACCAATCATTAATAACAGAGTCGTCTATTTTAATTTTAGATGGATCTTTACCAGCGCCTTTCGCTTCAGCTTGTTTTTCTAAACGCCAAGCTTTATTATAGATCTCTCTAGCATTTGAAGTCGTAGCCATTTTCAGCGTGTCATGGCTTTGAGGTAGATTATAATCCACTTTCCCAGTCTCACTGTTTATATTAGGCTTCCACGCCATACCAACAGAGGATACTTCGTCTGCAACCCTTTCAACTATGTCTTGTGCCTCTTTACTTAGCTTACTAATCTTCGCTAATTCATCATCACTAAAAGTTTTACTTAGTGTAGGTAGATCTGTAAATCCCTCTGCCAGCTTAGTAGCAGCCCGACGCATTTCTTCAAATCTACCACCACCTACAACGCGAGCCGCATCAAGCGCCTGAGTCCAATCATGGTTTAGGCGCTGTCTCATAAGCTCTGATGCTTCCTCAACAGATGGATTAGCCGCCCCCTTTAGACCGAAACCAACTTGCTCAAAAAGAGCTTTGGATAAATCGTGTACCTTTCCGCCAAAAGCTTGAGCCTTTGCAGCCGCACCCCCAGAAAAAAGAACATTTGCTTGCGCCCATATACTATTTCGTATGATAGTTTGGGCGGCATCCGTACCCGCCTTTTTAATTTCAGAAGTATATTGAGAGTTGACTATCTTCTTAGAGAAAACGCCAAGAATGGCTCCCCCAAGCATCCAAGGAATAGGATTAAACTCTGAATCACTAAACATAGATGTAGTAGCTGAAAGACCAAAACCACCCATAGCACCTATAATCGGTCTATATACGGCATGTGCTATAGTATTAGTATTTAACATGCCATTCACATGAAGCGCACCAGCAGTTCCCATAACCAACTCTGATTTTTCTTCAGCTTGATCAGCAATAATTTTAGGAAGGTCTCTGCGTAAAAAAAGAGCTGCCTCTTCACGGGCCTTTCCTAGCTTTATAAAATCTGCATCATTAAGATGAGTACTCGCCTCTTCAAGATTCTTAAATTTTATATGTTCAGCCTCAGTAAGAGGTCTGTTTATAAATTCTTTACGAAGACTCTTTTGCTCTCTGTGTAACGCTAAAATATTTTTAGATGCTAGAATTTTCCAACCATTATTAGAAGCATATACTATATCTCCGATAGTATCAGGGGCTTTTTTATAAAAGTTATCCATTGTATCATTTAAAAATTTCTGTACGCCATCCTCTAAATCAGGAAGAACATCTTCTCTTTTCCCCAAAGATACTTTGCTTTTACCATCTATTGTTTCTACAACTCTTTCAGAAGTATCGCCCCGTGTCACCTTTAAGTTTTTAGGAAGAAGCAAGGCTCCTGCAAAACCACCTAGACCTGCTGAACCTGCCAGCCAAGTTGGGTCAACCTCATTACCCTTTGAAAGTTCGTATACAGCATAATCTCCTGCAGATATACTTCCCTGCGTTGCAGCATTCAAAAGCCTTCTCGTTCCCATTGCAAGCTGTGCGCCCTTAGCTGCCACACCTGCTCCACCCGCTGCATACAGAGGAAGAGCAGTTGGATCTAATATCATAGAACCCATCTCACCTGCTATAGACCAACCAGATTGCTTTTCTTCTGTTGTTAAATCTTTGTACTCCTCATCAAGTTCACTCAGGCGCTCCTTCTCGCGCTCCTCAAGCAACTCTTGATCGCCAGCAGCCGCTAAGTACCTATATATATTTCCACCAAGCCACGTACTTCTATCAAAGCCATGTTGAAGCTCTCTATAAAAAGGGGCATCTCCTTCAGCAGTGTCCACAGGATCTTCGTCATCTACAGACACATCTTCCCTTTGATAAGGATAAGTTTTAAAAAAACTAGGATCTATATTCTTTCTAAATTCTCTGTATTCTTCGTCAGTCATATTCTATATATTACCTTTAGGCGATTAAGTCCTTGAGGGGCGACTATCTTGGCTCTAATTTAAATTGCATTACGAAATCATAAGTTCTAACCCCGTGCTGCTCAAAACCAGGAATATCAATTTGATTTAAAATCTCTTGCATATTTCTATACTCTGGTGTAGACCCCCAGCGGAGACTACTTGAAGAGTTTACTCTGCCACGTGTTTCTTCTATTTTTGATCTTATGTCCTTAAAGCTCATTTTTTCTAACCCCTGACTTTCTGCGAAGTCCTCTTCTAATTTATCTAGCCGTCCAGCAGCAAAGGCCAACACATTACCTATTTGTTCTTGGTCTTTCGCAGAAAATTGACTCAAATCATATTTAAAATGCTTTTCGCTATCAAACATACTAGCGCCTGACCGTGCTCCAAGCATCTCACGCCGAAACTTTTTTCGCTCCCTAGTTATTTTATCATCTTCCATTAGACTTGGAGTAGATTCAGGAGCTAGAGTAATTTGTAGCTTATACTGGCCTCCTGGTCCTATCGATTCCGCTTCAGCCCCTCTTACCTGCCACCTTGAACCACCACTATTGTCAATGTCTGCAGTACTAGTTATCACACCCAGATCAGGGATATAATCTGTAGCTATGTGCTTAGATCTATTTGCCGCTTCAATGGCAAGAGGTACATTTGCATGTGCTGGATCTAGTAACATAGCACCTACTTGGTCCGTAGTCCAGTCCTCCTCAGATCCGTTTGATTCTTCGTTAACTACAATTTTTTCAGTTGCGACCGTACCTTTAATCATGTCAGCTAGTATTTCCTCAAGCTCTGGAGTACGCTGATAGGAACTTACATCGCCATTATTTTCGCGCATCCAAGCAGACATATCCCGTAGAAGTACTGGAATAACCGCTGATATCTGGGGGGCGCTTAAACTCCTATTCTTAGAATCCTTTAGAAGAGCTTTTAAATGCAAAGATAAACCAGACTCTAGTGTGTCGTTCAACCTTTTCTGAATAGCTACGCGCCTTAGCTCTATCGTCTCGCGCCAATCCTCTTGTTCCTTCTTACTTAGCCCGCTTTTCTTACTAAGTCTATCAAGTGCCACTAACACTTGTGCATCTACTGCAGCCCTAACATCCCCCACTATTTGTCCATCCGACAGTAATGCGTCCATAGCCGCCGGAATATTATACTCAGTTAGAATCTCCCCTAGATTTGATTCCATTAAACGCGCAAAATCAGTAGAGGGATTATCACCTTCATACATATTTCCTGTTTTAATATACTCTTCGACCTGCCCCAATAGAGATCTAATACTTGATTCATTAAGTGACCCCTTTTGACTATCCAAAATATCTTGAGCATGAGCTAACCTATCCTCTATTTGTTGATCTCCTTGTCCACTATCAGGAGTGATATATGCATTTAGGCTACTATCGTTGTCAAATGCCTCAAAAACTCTATGATCTTCATACTTCTCCCAAGCATACGTATAATCTTTGCTTTCAGGAGAGCTAAAGCGCGAAGCATTGTCCTTTGTTAAAAGCCCATTGCCTATGGACCAGTGAATAAAAGCTTCATCCACAGTAGTGCCATCCGAGTTCGTCTTCGTCCTCCGTTCATTGAAATTAAAAAAAGATCTCACATTTTTTTCTGCAGCGTCACGCATCTGCTGCCGTTCTGCACCACTCGCCATTAGTGCTTTCGTCCGCTTATCGGGATCTTTTGAAAGAGGTGCATATTTCTTAGCATCTATGCCCAGGGCCTTTTTAAATAAATCTTCACGCTCCTGGCTAGTCGTATTATTATAATACTCATAAAAAGTCGGATTAGATCTTCTTAATGCGTCCCTCTCTCGTTGTTCTATTGGTTTATTATCCGTAAATGGAGAGGAAATCACTCTTCCTATATGCCGCAAGGCAGCACCAATAGCAGTTCTAGAATGCGGATTATTTTTCTTTAACAGAGCCATATATTTGTCTGGAGGGATCATGTCCCTTCTTTTGCCTGAATACTGTGTCATCTCATCAATTTCTGCTTGATGTGCCGCTACAATCTCCGCCCGCTTTTTATCGTACACAAGTAGAGCATCATCATCCTCGCGCCAATTTTTATTTTTTGTTATAGAGGTCATCTCCAGCTCAAGCTTTCTAAAATAACCTCTATCAGTCGCCAGTACTTCTGCTCCATTACCACTAGCATTCATCGCATCAAGTATAGTTGTAACCCGATTCTGATTAGATACTTCCTTTCGATATATCGCCTCCTGCTCATTCTCCAACGACTCAGCTTTAGATACAAATGGCTGATTTATAAACTCAGTAACGCCCTGCCCTATAGCTTGACCAACAGGCTGTAAAAGCGCACCATACAAGAGCTGATCACGCATAAGCTTACGACGCTCTTTTTCCTCACGCCTTTTCGCAGTCTGAAAATCTTCAGCCCTTGCTTGTCCTATAGAGGCCCATATATTCTGTTCAGCCATTATCGCTCTCCCAAAAGTGATTCGGCCCTGAGAGGCTCTGCCGATCCTAATTGTTCTTCTACTTCTTCAGGAAACTCTTCTCCTGCCTCTGGAGCCTCTATAGTAGACATAGCTTGATTAAACATAGGTGGGTCTTCCCCCTCTTCATATTCATCCTCATCCCCATCTTCATCTTCATCATCCCTCTCAATAACAAAATCTATGCCTACTCTTTCAGCCAGAGCCGCTATCATATAAGCTAAAGGCTCTACAAGAAGAAGCATCATATCAGGATTGATAAGTCCTTCTTCAAATCCCTGATAAAGAAATACCTTTACAATCTCCATTACAGATACACCTTCATTTAAAGAGTCCATAAGAGGTTTATATATATCTTCAGAAGTAAATACGTCAAAATAATGCTCTAACGCTTCCGTTTTAGTTGTAAAGGAAGGCGGCCCATCCCAAGGACGGGAAGCGGCTGGACTCTCTGTTAAAGACTCGCCAGGAATAGGCCCATCAAAAGACGTAGCCTCTTTAAAAAAACCTTCGTCCAAATTCATTTCAGCCATCTAGATCTCCTATCGTGTATTAAGCGGGGGTGCTGCAAGCTTCTGTGTCCAATCTTTCCAAGTATAACCTCCCCAAGCTTCCCAACCCGAAGAATTATTAATGGTATTTCTCATATTATATTCCATAGCGCCGTACTGTTGAGGAGTAAATCCCGTTGCTAAAGTCTCCTGCTGTT